GTATTCGTGAATACTGGAAATCGATAGGAATTACAGAATATGATAAAAATCTTAACCCTGAAGGCCATTATGTAATTAATAAGAAACCCCCCGAGAGATTTATGCAGGATAATCATAACTTTGATGATTATTATGGCATAATATCGTTTGAAAATGGAGCTGTGATATTTGTGGGAAGTCTTGAGCGGGGATCTGCTCACGCTGGCAAAGAAATAGGATGGGCGGTTCTCGATGAAACATGGGACACTAAAGAGGAAAATGTTAAAGAAATAATATTAAGCCGTATTCGACAAAAAGGAATATATCTTGTGAATGGGGAGATGAAGAACAAGGGAACGCCAGAACAACAACACAACCCATTATATATAACTACATCTCCGGCTAAGGTTGATTGGATAAACGAAATGTTCAGCCTTGATGAATACGCTAATGAAATAGCATCAAAAATATATTCAAGAGAGACATTTTTTCATAAAGTTATTGGGAATAAATGTGCCGTAATATCTTCATCTTATCATAACGTACACAACGTCGGCGAGAATTATATACAGAACCTTCTGGATAACAACTCAACCGAAAGAGGCAAGTCGCTTGTTTATGCCAACCCCTTTACCTCAACGGGTGGTGAGTTCTATACCGCCTTTGACAGGCTGCGTCATGTAACCGATGTAGCACCTGTGAAGGGTTACCCGGTGCATATAACCTATGACTTTAACGTCGTGCCGTATATGCCGGCTACGTTATGGCAGGTAGTAGAGGGAGAGAGGACAGAGGTGCGATGTTTTGCTGAGATATGTCTGGAGTCGCCGCACAACACAACAGAGGCGGTCTCGCGCCAGGCAATAGCTGCTTATGGCGAATACATGAATAGTGGGTTGTTTTATTACGGTGATGCAACGGGCAAGGCCCGCGATCCCAGGGCACCGTTTCATAATTATGATATCATACGCAGGGTATTGGCTACTTATCTGCATAACTACTCGGACAGAGTGCCAAAGAGTAACCCTCCGGTGATACCGAGACGCGACTTTATTAACTCGCTGCTTGAAGGCAGGCACGGGATTGATATACGCATTGATGCCAGATGTAAACATCTCATCCAGGACTTTGAGTTCGTGAAAGAGGATGCAGAGGGTAAGAAACTGAAAGAGCACTCCACAGATCCCGTTACTAAACAACGATACGAGAAATACACTCACCTTTCCGATGGGGCTGATTATTTCTTAACGGCTTATTTTGAAACATTATTTGAAAAACTATACTGATATGGAAGACTACAAAGAGTATATGCAGGACCTTATTGAGGAGAAGAAACGGCATGATGACTATAAGCACGTAACGGCTATGGCGGATAAGTACATGACATACTTTGCCGGTGTTAAACTCGATGATGAACTCAAGCGCTTCACCCCTCGCGAGGAGAAGGAGCTGTTTGAGCAGCGCAAGTCAATAACTAAGCACATAGTTACCTCGGTGGCTCAGAACGTGGCATCAGTCGAGAAAAAGGTACCGCGTTCGAACGGTATTACTAAACTGCTGGCTTACGATCCTAAGAACGACAAATACCTCGGAGAGCTTGAAGGGGTATTGAAGGAGTTTTGGGGCGATGCCTCCTGGGATCGTTACATGGAGGTGCGATGGGTTGAGCTGAATGACATAGACCCTAATACTTTTGTAGTGTTCGAGTGGGATGAGTTCGATAATAAAAAAGAACTGTTGCAGCCAAAGCCTTTCGAGGTGTCATCGCATATGGCCGTTGATTTCAAGATAGAAAACAACATATTGCAGTACCTTACAGTGCTTGTGCCTATCGAGATGGAAAGCGCACGTGGGGATAAGAAAGACGGTGAGAAGTATATCCTTTACCTGCCGGATCAGACTATTGTTTTTACAGAGCATTTTGCTGACGAGATGACCGCTGGCGAGCAGTTAAAGGTAGGTGAGAGGATATTTACTATTGATGAGCTTTTACCGCATAACCTCGGTGCCGTGCCCGCTTTCCGGGTAGGATGGAAGCGTGACCCTGCAACAAACGGCAGGACTTACCTTGCTCCCTGGAGCGCCGCACTGCCTTACCTGGAGAAGATAGTCAAAGCAAACAGTGAGCTTGACCTGACGATGGCTTTGCATACATTTCCTCAGAAGGTAGTTGCCGTACCTAAGTGCGATAACCCCAAATGTTTTGGAGGGGTTATAACCTTAGCGGATGGGCAGAAGGAGAAATGCCCGCAATGCGAGGGTACGGGGTTGATGGTTCACCGCTCATCGCAGGATGTTATCACCGTGCCACTCCCTAAAACAGGAGAGGAGCAGCTATCGCTTACAGAGATGATACGTTACGTTGAAACGCCTATCGACCTGCCCAGGTTCCAGGATGAGTACATTGATAAGATGACAGAGCGTTGTGCGCAGGTTGTTTATAACAGTGATATATTCACGCGCTCAGAGATAGCGCAGACGGCAACCGAAAAGCGTATATCGCTGGATAATGTTTACGATGCGTTGTTCCCTATGAGCGTCAAGTACAGCAACCTGTATAAGCAGGGGGTGGTAATGATGGCCAAACTTATTGACCGCGATAAAGGGTTGATAGTCGTACATTCGTTCTCTAAGGACTTCCGTTTTAAGAGCAAGGATGATTATATTGCCGAGCGCAAGATGGCTGTTGAGGCGCAAGCCCCGGCCGAAGTGCTTTCGGCTATTGACAGGGAAATAATAAGGATAGACACGGCAGATAACCCCGATGATTTTATGGCCCATGAGGTGATAACCGAACTGGACCCGTTCGAGGGCAAGAGCCACGATGAGATAGCTTTTATTATCACTTCCGGTAATGTGCCGCGCCGCCAGGTAGTGCTTTATAGTTGTTACGGGTTTATCTACGATGATATTATTGTCGATCATCCCGGGTTTTACGAGTATGCCAAAGACAAGCAATATAAGGTGCTTTACGAGTATGTGGATAAGTATATAGCGGAGATAGACGCAACGAGAACAACAACAACACCGCCTGATTTTGGCTGATCTGAACAAAATAAACGACCTGTGGCTCCGCAAGGAGAACTTCATTAACACCAAGTTGAAGACACTTGAAAAGGATGTTAAGGCTATGGCCGATGGTTTACTTAAGCAGCTTGTCTCTGATTACCTGGGGCGGTTTGATACTGATAACGGCCGCCTGGTGAACAATACCCGCAATATGTCACTTGTCAACCAGCTTGAGCGTGAGTTTGAGAAGTTTACTAAAGTAAGTGCCGCCCTTAACCGGCAATACGGGAAGGATATGTTGCGCTCATCGGCTTACTCGGAGGCTTACTACGAGGCGTTTCCGGGCGTGGCACAAAAGACCGTTCGTTCACTTACCCGCAACCTGGGATATGTCGAGCAGCTCATTGGGTTGGAGGGCAATAAGATCATTCCCGGCTCATTCCTTGATACGCTTACCGATATGCCGGAGGTGCGCGAGAGGGTTAAGCAATTTGTCCTGTCTAACGTATCTGGCAATAATAGTTATTCGGCTTACCTGCGGGGCATGAAAGACCTGCTTACTGGATCGGGTGAGCTTGAGGGTGCTGTTGAGAAATATTACCGGCAGTATGCTTACGATACGTTTAATAACGTCGATGCCGCTGTTAATAAACATTATGCTGAGGGCGTGGGGTTCAGGTACTTTATTTATCATGGCTCGATTATAGACACTACAAGGGCCTTCTGCCGCAAGAAAGCAGGCAAGGTGTTCTCTGTTAAAGAGGCGCAGACACGCTGGCCAAAGGACCCGGACTTGATAGGTAACGCCGCCGGGTATGTGCCGCTTATAGAAAGGGGGAGGTATAATTGCCGGCACTCGATTAAGTATATCTCAGATGAACTGGCTTATCAGTTAAGGCCGGAGTTAAAGAAAAGAAGATGATAAGTATTGTAATGGCATCTTATTTGGGTGAGTACCGCCGGGCAGCAAAGAACCGCGATAAGAAGATACTGCGGGCCATTGACAGCGTACTGGCTCAGACATACAAAGATGTTGAGATTATTGTTGTAGCTGATGGCTGTAAGAAAACGGTTGATATTGTAAAAAATTCGTATCTTAGTGATGGCAGAGTGAGGGGGCTGCTTATACCGAAGCAGAAACTATGGAGCGGGGTGCCGCGAAATACGGGTATTGATGCAGCGCGGGGTGAGTGGGTGATGTATATTGATGTTGATGATTATTACGAGCCGGACCATGTTGAGAAGGTTGTTAAGCAATTAAATGGCGACTGGGTGTGGTTCGACGATAAGATAGCAACACGCGAGGGCAAAACGAAACTAAGGAGGTGTGCATTGCAGATGGGTAAGTGCGGAACATCGAATGTGGCACATCGCAAGATAGCTAAATGGGACGAAAAAGGTAGTTATGCGCATGATTGGCGGTTCATCAAGAATTTACAGGCAGCCTCAAGAAAGTATCGAAAGGTCGTGGCCAGCGGCTACGTGGTATGTCATATACCGGGAAGAGTTGATGCCTGACGGGATATACATTGTTGATACGTTGCAGTTAAGGATAGTTAAGATATTAATATTTGAAAAGAATTCTCAATACAAGTGCTTGAAACATTGTATTCTTGAATTGTCTCATATTTTACCTGAGTCATAGTATTATCAATATCTGTCATTGTATGAAATATAAAAAACATAATCCTTATTTAAAAGTTTCATATAAATCACCTTTTGTAAGTGATTTGAAGGTTTTACTACTTAATTCGTGAGCATTATCTATCCAGGACTCCAGTTCATTTATGGCATATTTTTCTTTTTTACCTATTACTTTTGTTTGAAGAACAATTCCTTCTTTATTATCGCTTATTTTTCCATCCCGTATATTAATTGATAGAATATTTTCTTTAAATTTATAATTTAAAGTAAAATTTATATAATTACTTTTTAATTTTGCGTTGTCTTCTGGAGAGAGGAGAGTTATTTGTAAATCAACACCACAATCTTGATAAATACAACCAACATCTTCATTGTAAAGATTGATTGCCTCACTAAAAGATAATTCTCTTGACCATAGTCCCGTAGATGTTATAAATCCATAGAAATCTTCCCCCCCTTGTCCAGAAATACCAAAATATAATGGATGAGTTGTTCCTGTAAGTGTGTTGGTTATCGTCCCAGTATCATTCATCACAGAAACTCCATCAATATAAATTTT